AGAACTCACAATGCCGTATATCAATACGACATTGCTGATCAACGAATTGATCAACCTAAAGCATGAGACGGTCGGTACGAACGTCAGGCTCTCCGAAAAGAGAGGCATGCGGAAGGACAGATATTCCAGTCTTGCTTACAACTATTATGTTGCTACGCAGATGGAAAAAGACCTGCGCAAGCGTGACGTTGCCTCCTCCATCAGGCAGGAGGAAGTGTTCACGATCCGCGCACCCAAAATCTACAAAAGAGAAGGGCGGTGACAACTATGGCCGTCGAAACACAGGACAGGATTGTCACTGTACCTGTAGAGGATGTTGATCCGAACACGCAGCCGGAGCTGCGGTTTAGCGAGTACATCCACATGCCGGGCGGAGACGGAAGGTTTGCGGTGATCAACAGATGGATTGCCAGAGACCTGAACGACTCGCGCAGTCCGACACCGAAGTTCTACAAATATTCAAAGGAAAAGATCGCCGAATATCTGAAGGATCCGTACAGGTATGAGAAGGAACTGCGCAACGCAGTTATCTATCTGTATGGCGCGAGCGCGCATTTCCGCAGGCTGATTCAGTACTTCGTAGCCCTGAACAGCCTGTCATATGTCGTGTCTCCGAGCAAGATTGATACGGCGACAGCCAACCCGGCGAGTATCCGCAGGAACTACAAGCGTGTACTTAACCTATTGTCCGGAATGAACATCAAAGACCAGATCGAGAAGATCCTGACGGTTGCGATGCGCGAGGATGTTTTCTACGGTACGCTGTGGGAAACGACGGACAGCACGATCGTACAGCAGCTTCCGAGCGATTTCTGCGCGGTCGCCGTTGTGGAGGATAACGTGCTGAACGTATCGTTCGACTTCTCGTATTTTGACCAGAATCCAACGGTGCTTCCGCTTTATCCGCCGGAGTTCTCTGTAAAGTACGAACTATACAAGACAGATACGATGAACCTGAGGTGGCAGGAGCTGGACGCGCCGAATTCGTTTGCGATCAAATGCAATAAGGATATTCTGGCGTATGCGATGCCTCCGTTTGCCGGGATTCTCCGGGAGATCTATGACTTAGAGGATTACAAGGATCTGAAAAAGTCAAAGGAAGAGCTTGAAAATTACGCACTTCTGGTCATGCATCTCGGAATCGACGACAACGGAGACTGGAAGATGGAGCTTCCAAAGGCAAAGGAATTCTACCACAATCTGGATGAAGTCCTTCCAGAAGAGATAGGATCCGTGCTCTCCCCCATGCCGATTGACAAAATCAGCTTTGAGCGGACGCATACCGGCGAGACAGACGCTGTTGCCGATGCGGAGCAGAACCTGTTCTCTTCTGCCGGCGTAAGCAGCCTCCTCTTCAATAACACCAAGGCTTCCGCAAACGCGCTGAATCTTTCCATCAAGGTTGACCAGGCGTTTACGTACAGCATCGTCAAGAGCATCGAGACCATGCTGAACCGCTTCATCAAGCGGCACAGCTACGGCAAGTACTTCAAGATGACGTTCCTTGATGTCAGCCCGTTCAACCGCAAGGAAATGAGCGACGCTTATCTCAAGGCGTTCACATACGGCGCTCCAACCATCTCATATTACTGTGCAGCCAACGGCATCAATCAGGACGAGATGGACTGCCTTATGTTCCTTGAGGACGAAGTGCTGCAGCTGAAAGACCGCTTCAGACCGCCGGCCAACTCCGCACAGCTTGGAGCAACAGAAGAGAGCGATACAACAGGTCGCCCACGGAAGGATATCGATGAGCTGTCAGACGAAGGCGAGGCGTGGCAAGAAGGTCAGGAAGGTGAAAACTGATGAGCAAGTTTATCTACGTGTTCACTGAAAAAGACGCGAAGAAACTGACCAAGCGGGGCTACGAGCTCTGTAAAGTTGATGAGAAGAACCAGATCTGGATCTTCTTCAACAAGGATCCGGAGAACATGGAGTTCACTCCGGACTTCCAATGTGTGTTATCAAATGTGATCTCGTTCTGAGAACGGGGTCATTTTGATATAACCGCGCCGTGTCGCGCTGTCCGGGTTGTATCCGGGAGACCGGTGAGTTTGAGGGCTAACTACTTGATATATGTCAAGTACACAATACACGGAAAGGTGGTGAATGTAGATTTATGCAGAAGAAAATGTGGCTGGAATATCCAAGTTCTATCAGCGATATCGTCGAGCGTAACAAGTCATTTGACGCGTGTACGATACGCGTGATGTATACAGGCAAGAATAGGAACCGTACTTCCATTTCAAAAGAGACTGCTGAAAAGGCGATTCCCACGCTTTACAACTGTCCGATTGTCTGTAATTACAACGTGGAAGAGGATAGGATCGGCGGCCATGACGTCGAGTTTGTGAAAACGAAGAACGGCGTGAAGATGGTCAACCTGACCGACGCTGTCGGCGTGATCCCGGAAGGTGCGCAGTACCGCTGGGAGACATACGACGACAACGGGACGGAACACGAGTACCTCGTGGTCGACGGTATTCTCTGGAAACGGTCAAGCGTATACGAGAAGCTGAAGAAGGATGGAATCTCCGGCCAGAGCATGGAAATCACCGTGAACAGCGGCAAGTCCGTCGACGGTGTTTTCGAAATCTACAGCTTTGATTTCACCGCCTTCTGCATCCTCGGAGAGGATGTCGAACCGTGCTTTGAATCCGCAGACATCGAGACATTCAGCCTCGACGTTTACAAAACAAGATTCAAGCACATGATGGATGACCTGAAACAGGAATATGCCATCTCCGCAACCGTAAAGACGGAAAGCGGAAATGAATTCTCTTCGAAAGGAGGAGAGGGCATAGTGAATCTGACCGAATTGATGGCCAAATATGGTCTGGTTGAATCCGATATCACGTTCGCTACGGACGGTCTGTCAGAGGAAGAACTCGAAGCGAGATTCGCTGAGATTCAGAATCAGAAGGCTACGTTTGCCGGAGAAGAAGGCAGCGAAGAAAGCGGTACCGCCGAGGCGGGCGCAAGCGAAGGCGGTGCCAGCAATGATGGCGGTTCTCTCGACGGCGACGGCCCTGCCGGTGAAATCGGCGGTACGCTTGCCGCAGAGGAAGAGGAAGAAGAACCGATGCAGCCCGGAGAAGGCGAAGCCGATCCGGAGACGGATCCGAATTCCGATGAGGAAGACGATGCTTCCGGTCAGCCGACCGGTCAGCAGAAGACCAACAATAATTTCGCGCTGATGGCTGGCCAGATTGCCGACGAGCTTTACAGGGCTCTGTCTGCTGAGACGTTCCATGATGATTACTGGGACGAGGACTGCCGGCGCTACTGGTATATCGACCATGATGCCGAAGCCCAGAAGGTGTTCGCCAACGACTGGAAAGACAACGTCATTTGCGCGTTCAGTTATTCCATGAACGGCGACAGCGTCGTGATTGACTTCGCTTCCTATAAGCGCCAGAAGGTTCAGTTCGTCGATTTCGACGAAGGCGAGACCATGACGGCGATGTTTGGCAAGGCGCATGAAGCGATGCAGGAAGTGTTCTCCCGGAAACTGGAGAAGGCGACCGCCGACATGGCCGAGCTGAAGAAGTTCCACGATGAGACAGTAGCTGCCCAGCGCAAGGCTCAGCTTGACGAAGTGTTCGCGGAGTTCGCGGACATGAACGGCAATGAGAGCTTTGAGGAGCTGAAGGGCAACTGCGGAGAACTGAGCGTTGATGAGATCACCGAAAAGTGCTACGCGATTCGCGGACGCAGTATGAAAGTGAACTTCTCCGCGACTCAGCCTACATCCGTACGGCTGCCTGTGGAACGGAAGAAACCCGTGAAGAATGATCCGTATAACGGCGTGTTCGCCAAGTACGGCTTCTGATCAAATAACTGAAAATTGCATGGAGGTGCATGTGTTATGGCGAATAAGCATGCTGTAATTCGTACTGACCGTCTGTACGGCACCGACGTCGCGGCCGCTCTGGTTTCTCTGCGGTTTGTGAACGGGAACAATCAGGGTGCCGCGATCGACAACGGTAACGTCGTCAAGCTGATGGGTCTGATGGACGGCGAGCGCGAGCTGTACAAGGCTGTTGCTCCTGCCGCCAATACCGATCTGAAGGACGTTGCGCTGGTTGCCACTCCCGAAGTTCTGTACGATGAACGGAAAAAGAATCTGGATGAATTTGTGAACGAGGCTGACGTGAATGCCCGTGGCTACCGTCTGCATGCCGGCGATATGTTCGGTGTGACCGCAGAAGCTCTGAGCGCTGCCGCCGAAATCAAAAAGGGCGACATCGTTGAGCTGCAGGCCGATACCAAGCTGAAGGTTGTGAAGACCGCTACCAGTGGTTCCACCCCCGTCGGCGTGATCGCTGACATCAACAAGGCCGGTCGTTACACCTACTACGTTGTCGAAGTGAAGTAATTCGCTTTGATCAACATAACGAAGGAGGAAACGAAAATGCCTGAAAATATCAATGATCTGGTAAAGGTCGCTATTGACGCTTACCATGGCAGTGTTGCCAACTACTCCAACCAGGAAGCCATCGAAATGCTGTACAAAGCTGCCGTTGAGCTGAATGGCGGAAGCACCAAGCTGGATTACAGAGCGATCCGCGACGGCAAGTGCGCCGGGCTGTTCACCCTGATCGAGCAGATCATCGCCCGCGTGGTCGTGGAAGACCTGACCGGTGATGAGTACTTCAACAAACTGGTCGAGTTCCGCAATCTGGCGGCCGGTGACCAGAATGTGTTCGAAATCGAAGACGCTGTTCTGTTCAGCGTTGACAAGATCGCTGACGGCACGCAGGCTCTGCGGCGTCAGAGGATCGGTGGAACATCCACCTTCACCCTCACGACCGAGCGCTATGGCGTGAAGATCTATGAGGAACTGAATCGGATGCTGGCCGGTCAGGTCGACTTCAATAAGATGATCTCCAAGGTGGCCGAGAGCTACAAGCGCGCGCTGCTGGAGGACATCTATACGCTGTGGAGCGGAGCTACCGCTGCGGACTTCGATGATGACCCCAACAATCCTATCTACTGTGTTGCCGGTACCTATGATCCCGACGATCTGCTGGATATCGTGGAACACGTGGAAGCCGCTGCCGGTGGCAAGCAGGCCACGATTCTGGGAACCAAGGCCGCTCTGCGGAAGCTGGCTCCCGACATCCAGGGCGCTGACAGCCGCAGCGATATCTACAACATGGGTTTAGATTGCCATCAAAATAGACCCCGTGCACAGAGATGTGCATGATAAAAATCCTATCGAATTGCTGGAACACCCTAAAGCTGTAAACGCTAAACGCCATAAGTGCGCGATGCCACGAAAGTAGAAACAAGTTTTACAGATGGTGCATGGTTAAATCCTAAACACTGAAAAAATGGGCAATCAGCAGCCAAGCCAGACACCGTAAAAATACACATATAAATTGGTTGTATGCAACTGATTAAGTAACCGTAAGTGTGCTATAATACGGATGTAATGGAAGGTTCAACGACTATCCCTCGCGGGAGTAGGCCGCAAGCGCGGTCGAAGTGGTAGGCATCCTTTACGGATGATGATATAGTCTATTCTCTGTCGAAAGGCAGAGGGTGAGTAATTCACCGGACAGCGTAGCGAGCTGTGTTGTGTGTGAAATGAAGGAGAAAATATGTCAACGAAAAGACCGGATCCTCAAAGTGGAGAAAGATTTGGAAGGCTCACAGTCATTGAACGGGCACCAGATTATGTGACTCCGAGCGGAAAGAAATATCCGAGATACCTATGCAAATGCGATTGCGGACAAACAAAATCCATCGACAAGATCAATTTGATCTCCGGTAAAACGTTATCTTGCGGATGTATGCAGAAGGAGCGTGCGAGCGCGGCTACGAAGAAGCACGGTGACACGGACTCAAGATTGTATGGCGTATGGTGCGCAATCAAGCGCAGATGCTATAACGCATCAGTCACAGAATACCACCTCTACGGCGGTCGTGGCATAACAATGTGCGACGAGTGGAAAGATAACTATGAGGCTTTCCGCAATTGGGCGACGTCGAACGGATACAAAGAAGGAGCCGTTCGCGGAGAATGCACCATTGATCGTATAGATTGCGATGGTAATTATACTCCTGATAATTGCAGATGGGTCAATATGAAACAGCAGATGAATAATGTGCGCTACAACCACTACGAAACGTACAATGGCGAATCGCACACTATTGCTGAATGGGGAGACATCCTCGGCATAGACCCGCAAAAGATCAGGCAGCGTATGGGAAAATACGGATGGAGTTTTGCCGAAGCGGTTGAAGCGCCGCAGGACGCAAGAACCACAAGAGGACGCAATCACAAATAACACACACAACAATTCCTAATGCAAAGACTACGGCAACTTCTATGGTAGCCCCACCCTGCTGATCCCGCAGCGCCACAAGATTGGCACGACCCAGTTTGTGCACGCTGACAATCAGCTGCAGATCATCGCCAGCGTCGAGAAGCCCATCAAGGTTGTCTACGAAGGCGATCCGCTGATCATTCCTGGCGACATCTACAAGAACCAGGATCTGACGCAGGACTACCTGTACTCAGATAAGCGCGGCATGAAGCTCGTTCTGCCGAACGGCAACTCCGGCTTCGGTCGCTATACGTTCTAATCGAACGCGACTTCACACGGGGTGCGGTATAACAGCCGCACCCCTTTCGGATAAAAGGAGAAATCACAATGACAGAAAAAGCAACAAGCACTACAAAAAAGCCCGCAGCGCGTAAGACTTCCACGGCCAGCAAGGTCAGCATTCCGAAGGAAGCGAAGACCGAGCGGAAGCCCGTGGTTGTAAAGAAAAGAACTTTTAAGCCTGACGATTACGTCACCGTGCGCAACGGTTTCGACGGGCGTCTGGTCTACAAGAGTTCCAAGACCGGTGAGAAGTTCGTCTTCGAACGGTTTGGCGACGAGCACGATATGGAGATTCAGGAGCTGAAGAAAGCGCGGAACGACGCTAAGAAGTTCTTCGCGAACAACTGGTTCCTGATTGACGACCCCGAAGTGATCGAGTACCTTGGCTTGTCCGAGTACTACAAGAACGCGTTTTCCTATGACGAATTTGATCAGCTGGCTGATATGACGGCTGACGAGATCGCCGAACGCATGACGAAGGTGTCCGAAGGACAGAAGATCGCCATTGCTCATCACGCGAGACGCATGATCGCAGAAGGCAAGATCGACTCCATGAGGGCCATTACGGCGCTTGAAAAAGGGCTTGGAGTGCAGCTGATCGAGCATTGATAGGAGGCGATGACTATGGTCGTTTCCTATGACCGCATATTCAATGATTTCCTGCAGAAGATCACAGAATACAAGTTTCTCTCACTTCCACAGTCCACGCGCAACGAGATTGTGGACGGCTACATGAAGCATGCGATCAACCAGTTTTCCACTGTCTGCCGGGAGCCAATCGAGGCTTTTAACGACGAAGAGGAGACTGTTGCCATGAAGAATGAGATCGATGAGTTCGAATTCATCGACATCATTTCCGACGGCATGGTTTTCTACTGGTTCAAACAGTTTATGTATGCCGAAGAGAACCTGAAGAACCAACTGAACACCGCTGATTTCAGCACATATTCTCCTGCTGAGCTGCTGAAACAGGTGAAGCTGGCCTATGATCAATGCAAGAAAGATTTCACCGCGAGACTGCGTAAGTATTCGTACGATCACGGTGATCTTACGGATCTGTACATATGACAAAGTATGGTACGGATTTCAGCAGGAAAATGAAGAAATCGCGTGTGGATGAACTGATCAACCAGTTCTATAAGATTCTCCCGATGAAGGAGAACAACTCCGCAACGCTTTCACAATATATCGGTTCCCTCCTGCGCGAGCTTCTCGGCATGAAGGAACTGATGCTGGAGTGGCAGGATGACGGGCAGTATATCACCCTGTGCGGGATCCTGCAGTTCTTCCTTGATCATCCTGACGTCACCACGGAGACTGTAAGAAGCGACGTGTTTAAGGCGATCAATATCATCAAGAGGCTCCAGAAGAAATACAGCGCCGGCTAAGCAAGGCGTGGAGGTGACGCTGTATGGGTAAGGCATGGGACGCCTATCGCGAACGGATGGACTTAACAGGACAGACGAAGCGCGATATGTGGGTCAACCATTCACGCGCTGCCATCGGGCGTCGTCTTCTCGACTCTCCCTCATGCAGGCGCGTACTGGTGGACGGGGAAGAACAGACCCTTTCCATCACCCGTCACGCACAGAGCGGTTACAAGAAAATCGCTTCGATGCCCGGTGAGCATCTCGTGCATGGCGGTCTCGTCGATTTCGCGGACAACAAATGGCTCATTACTGACGTTGACCCGGATGATCAGGTGTACCAGCGCGGCATTATGCGCCAGTGCAACCACATCCTGCGCTGGGTCAGCCAGAAAACGGGCGAGATCCGCGAGAAATGGTGTGTCGTGGAAGACGGCACGAAGTACCTGATCGGCGAACGCACCAAGGAATTCCTGACCATTGGCGACGGTCGTATGGCCGTTACGATCGCGAAGGATCCTGAAACCATAGAACTGTGCCGTGGTCTTCGCTTCCTGATCGATGACGAAGACTCCGATTTCGTCACGGCGTATCAGATCACGAAATCCAACAAGCTCTTCAACGTATACGAAGGCAAGGGCGTCTTCCGGTTCATCCTGAACGAGGTTCAGCTGACGGACGACGACGACACCGAGCGCCGTATCGCCGACTTCAAGAGCCGCATGGAGGACGGGTCTGCTGCCAGTATCGTTCCTGTGTTCCCGTATTACTATCTGAAGGAAGCAATGGACGGTAACTGGGATATCGTTGACGGCGATGTGCCGAACGACGAGCCGGATGGTGAGCATCCGGATGGCACAGATTCCAAGGAAGAAAAGGGAGGTTGGTTGTAAATAGATGGAACTTCAAGAGTTTTATGACTACAAGAACAGATTGATGATGGATCTGTGCAGCAATCAGGAGATTGTGAAGCTCGTAACCGGGGATGAGAATCCGAAGGTTCCGAACCGCGATCTCCCGTATACGCAGGTCTATCCTTTCCAGTATATTCCCGAAACAGAGAATAACTCAAGGACGTTCGTGTGTTTCGACGTGGACATCATGAAGGCACCGAACAAAACATTCTACTATCCCGTCATCTATATCTGGGTCATGGCGCACAAATCAAAAATGCGCACAAAGGCGAAGGGCTGTCTGACGGACGCCATCACCTGCGAGATCGATAAGATGCTGAACGGGAACAGGTTTTACGGGCTTGGCGAGCTTGAGCTCGGCCCCGTTGGCAGATTTATACCAACCACTGACTACCTTGGAAGGGAAATGGTGTATTACACGAAGGACTTCAACCGCTCACCGGGAATGAAGCCGACCCCCGCAAACCGGAAAAAGGGCGTGTAATCAATGCCAAAACTGCTGTACGCAGACAGATACAACATCAACGACAGGATCTATGTGAGGATTCCGACCGTCGGAGAGGTGCTTGAGAATGAGGACACGTACTACGAGATCGTTTATTCGATCATCGCGACGCCCTATGATCTCATGGTGCAGCTCGATGACAATGGCATCGACTTCACAAAGATTACGGCTTTTGAACTGTTCTGTCTTTTATTCGGGCATCTGCGCGAAATGGACACGTCGCTTGTCTTCGGCGATCTCGATCTTTCGAAGTTCAAGACCGTTATCAACAATCAGAACGGCGACCTTGTGCTTCACGACGAAGAAAACGACATTACCATAGACCGTGCGATTCACGGCCAGATATGCGCATGCCTGAGAAAAATCCTCAATATCCCGAAGACCGAAAAGACTCCGGGCAACGAGGAAGCCCGCGTCTACATGCTTGAGAAGGCGCGGAAGAAACTCAGGCGGAAAAAGCGGCAGAAACAGCCGGATTCACAGATCGAGGATCTGATCGTTGCTCTGGTGAACACCGCAGAGTTTCCGTACAACTATATGTCCGTCAGGGACATAAGCATCTACCAATTCTATGCAAGTCTGAAACAAGTAACGCACAAGGTGAAGTTCGACAAGACGATGATCGGCGTCTATGCCGGAACAGTTCAGTTTGACAAGCTTGATATGGATGAGCGTAGTTGGATACTAACGAACACAGAAACATAAGGAGGAATGTCAAAATGCTGAGCATTGCTGATATCACCCTGACTTCTCTGGATACCATTTCTGCGTTTAAGCTGGATGGCGAGCCCGCGTTCATCATGGATGAACTGCAGAATGCCACCATCGCGAATACGCAGGACAAGCAGGACATCACCGGTAAGGGCGGCCGTAAACTGAGCTCCCTGAAGCGGAACAAGGCCGTTACCGTGTCCGGTACCAACGGTCTGATCTCTGCCGGCATGCTGGAAGTCCAGACTGGTAGCGAATTCGAAATGAAAGAAAGCACCCCTGTCGCGTGGACTGACTATATCGCGATCGAGGGCGACAAAGCGAAGACCACATACATTGCTGCTGGCGAAGCCGGTAAGGAAATCGAAGCTCTGTACATTAAGAACGGCGATGGTTCCTGCGGCGTTAAGCTGGAGCAGGCTGCGGCTGCGGCTGAAGGTAAGTTCGCTTACAATCCTACCACCAAGGAACTGTCCTTCGTGGAAGACGCTTTCGATGACGGCACCGAGATCGTGGTGTTCTACACCCGGAATATCCCCGGCGCTGTGCTGACCAACATGTCCGACAAGTACTCCGGCAAGCTGCAGCTGTACATCGACGCCACCGGCGAAGATCGTTGCGGCAAGGAGTACCATGTGCAGTTCTACATCCCGAAGGCTGACTTCTCCGGCGAATTCTCCATCGAGCTGGGCGGCGACCAGGTTACCCACGGCTTCGAAGCCGAATCCCTGGCCGGCTCCAACTGCGGCGGCGTGAAGGGCGGAGAGCTCTGGACATACACCGTGTTCGGTGTGGATGCCGAGGACGCCCAGTAACGGCAACTGATCGATGAATCGAGTCAAACGCGTATGCCGGGTGTGCGGTAAGGCGTACGAAGCCTGCGCAACACCCGGGCGCGGCAGTTTCCGCTGGCAGGACGTTGCCTGCTGCAGGGAACATTATCTGGTTTACCATGAACAGATCGTGGAGTCCCGCAAACAGCAGGATGCAGAAAGTCAAGAGGACAAGAAATAATATAGGAAGGGAGAGTGGGCGAGTTGGTCTCACCCTCCCTTCCTTTTCGAAAAGAATGCAAGGAGGCAACCGTGGAAACATGTTGCAATTACACAGGCGAATGGGCTTACTTTTCGTCTGATGAGAAGAAATGGCGCAACAAAATCGAGAGACTTGCAAAGGAGTACCCTGACGAAGTGCAGATCATCCGGCACGCCGAAGATAACGACGGATGCGTCTACGCGAAGATTCCTGCATCATATATGAAAATTCAGCCGAAAAAGCGCTGCAATATGTCGGATGAAGAAAGAGTCGCACTCGCGGAGAGACTGCGGAAATCGCGTCAGAAAACAATAGATAATCTATGAGTTCAGGACGAAAGCAAGAATTGAAATTGGTGTCACCGATTCCGCCGTCCGTAAACCACTATCTTTCGTACCGGGCGATCATGCGGAATGGAAAGCCGCTGGCAATGTCATACAAGACACGGGAAGCGGCAAAGTATCAGCAGGATTTCATCAAGTATGTGCGCCATGAAGTGTTCAGGCAGAAGTGGCATCCGCTCCATGACAAGAACCAGCATTACTACGTGGATGCTGTTTTTTATTTTCCCAGAGTGGACATGGATGCCAACAACTACTGGAAGTGCATGTTCGACGCGATCACCGAGACGGGACTGATCTGGATTGACGACAACACGGCATGCGAGCGCGTACAGAAGATCTGCTATGACACAGAGAATCCAAGGATTGAGTTAACAATCAGCCCAGTCCAATACGTAGGGGTTTTTGACAATGCCCCTCAGATGGAAGCTTTTGAATCCATCTGCGTCGGTTGTAGAAGATACAAACGAAACTGTAGTATCCTGCAGCGTTCGAAAGAAGGCAGGGTTCAAAAAGAGATTGTGAACGGCGTCTGTACGAAGTACGCCAAGGATATAAGGGAGGATTAACCATATGGCAACTACAAAGACAACCACAAAGAAAACAACAACTGCAAAGAAAGCGGCCCCGAAAAAGACTGCGGCAAAGAAGCCGGAGCTGAAGATCGTTGAGCCCGTTGAGAATATCTTTGAAAAAGTAGCGAAGCAGTTCCCTCTCGGAACAGCGATCGTTGATATCGGCGGCGGCATGACCGTTGACGTGAAGAGCCGAATCGGTTTCGAGGAGATGCTGTCTCTCGTCAAGACAATCGTTGATACCTGCACAAACGAGGATGAAAGCGAAGTTTCATTCGAGGCGCTCGACTATGCCGGCAAGATGCTGATTATCAGCGCATACTGCGGCATCGAAGCACCGGAGGATCCGGAGATCGGTTACGCCGCCGTGTGTGGAGCGAACCGCCTGTATGAGATGGTTGCGGGGTATATCGACAGTGAGCAGCTGGAATACATCTGGGCGTCGGCACGCGAGAGGCTTGTTGCAAGACAGCATATGTTCCATTCCACCGCGCTGCGGCAGGTGAAGGAACTGCTGACGCAGGTCAACGCGCTGATGAACATTGTTCAGGACGCGGTTGACGTATTCGACAGCGGAGATCTGGAAGAAATGATCAAGGAACTGCCGGGAATGTCTGGTGGTAAGAAGTGAAAACAAGAGATTATACGCTCGAAGAAATAGAACAAATGCTCGGATCCGGAGATCTCGGACAGTTTGTGGATGAGAAGGATGTACAAAATATCCTGATGCACGAAGTGGCAGATGAGATGCAGAAGATCCTTCTGAAGCACATCGCGTCAGACATTTACGGTGCGTATACACCAACGATTACGCCGCACGAAAAGATACACGGATATATCCTTCCGGGCTGGCGGGACGTTGGCGAAGGGTACCAGTACGCAAGGCGCAATTCGCTGCTTGATCCGGGCAACATCTACAAGGAAATCATCGAAGGAAACACAATGTTTGTCACATCAGACGCAAAGCCGAACCAGTCAACCGTCGGATCCACGTGGGTTCCGTACGGGCACGGTGCGTTTCTGGAGATGCTCGGAACACATCCGGGAAGGATGTGGCCGATTGCCTTTGCGCGTCCTGCAATTCAGAATGCGCAGGCAGAAGTGGATACAAGCGGTGCCGTTGAGGCCGCATTTGAGCGCGGGCTGAAACGGCTCGGATATTGAATAGATCACGTACTCCGTTTGGAGGTGATGACAAGGCATTAAGAATACAACGCGGCGACTGCCGTGATTGTCATATGTGAGGTGAATCAGTATGGCAAAAAACAGTGGCATTAAATTTAAGCCGAAACTCGACCAGAGCGGAATTGGTGAGTTCAAAAGATCCGTAGACCAGCTTCTGAAGTCCATCAAGGATTCAAAGACACTGCAGATCAAGAACATCGAGCTGATGAAATCCGCAGAGGCAAGCTTCAAACGTTCTGTCAACGATATGCTGAAGCGTGTTGGAAGCGAAGTCGGCGTAACGATAGATAATGTAAAAATATCAGACCGGGCAATGTCCGGCATACAGAATGCGGTTAAGAACGCGACAAGTTCGTTAACGAAGGTCGATCTGGCCGCAGTCAATAAGGAAATCGCAAGAATGGACGCGGAACTGACCAAGATGGGTCAGAGTATCGCGAACAAAACAAACTTCATTGACGCAGAATCCATTAAACAGGCGGAAGCAGAATACCAGAAGCTTCTTGTTATGATGCAGGCCGTCAAGAACATGTCCGGCACGGACAGGCAGTCTGGCGCTGCGACACTGTCAACGCAGATTGCGCTGATGCAGCAGTTGATTACCTATCGCTCAGTTGAAGCAGAACAGGAGAGACAGCGGATTGCACTGGCGCAGGCGGCCGACGAAGCGACATCACAGGCTTATGCAAAAGAACTTGATGCGGCGAGAAAACAGCTTGAAGCGCTGAGCGTCAGCGCTAAGAACATTCAGTTTACAGATCAGACAGCACTGACAGAGTACGGTAAGAAATGGGACGAAGTTGCGCAGGCCATTCTGCGTGCGCGCGAACTTACCGGAGAAGACGCTGCACAGGCTGTAACAGCCATCCATGCACAGATCACCGAACTGCAGGGGCTTGTAAACGCAAACAACGAAGCCGCCCTTGCGGCAAAGGAACGCGCAGCAGCCGAACAGGATGCTGCGAACGCGCAGAACAGTATCCTGAAATCATACGAATCGCGTCTCGCGAAAGTCGGTGTTGGCACAAAGACATCAGACCTGTTCGCAAAGGACGGGCTTGATGGATACATCTCAAAGATTCAGGAGATCAACGATCTGATTTCGCGCGCAAAGACTGAGACTGGCGAAGCCAAGCAGGCAACCATGGATCAGATCAACGCGGAGATCGGCGCACTTGAGAATGCTGTTGCAAAGCGCAGGGCTGAACTGGAAGCAGCCAAAGAACAGGCTGCCGCCGATAAAGAGGCTGCAAGATCCGCAGAGGCAAGAGCAAAGCAGATCGCCGGACTTGAAAAGACCGCGATTGGCTTAAACGGCGAAAGCGCACTGAAGACCGGGAATGCCGAACATATTGCGACATACAAAGCGCAGTATCAGGAACTTCTCGACCTCATACAGCAGGCGAAGGAAGCAGAAGCAGGAGATGTTGGCAACATTCTTGCTCAAATTCGAGAGAAGATCAACGCACTTGTTCAGCTCAAAACGGAGTACAACAATGTTGCGTCCGCAAGCAAAGAAGCATCAAATGCGGAAGCTGCAGCTGCGAGATTGTCAAATGGCGTTGCAAACACGCTGAATCAGCTCAACAGTCTTAAGATCAATAACCCAGGAATATACAAAACGTACAAGGCCGAGATCGACAGCATGTTGCTCAGCCTGCAGACCGGTGCAATTGATTCTGAGTCAAGCCTTGCGGCAGTACGCCAGCGCATAAAGGAGATTGCTGACGAATCAAGAAACGCCGGTATTGCCGGAAAATCATTCTTCCAGCAGATGAAGGCGGGATGGGAAAAATTCGGTGGATGGTCACTTGTCACCCGGTCATTTACAAAGGTGATAAGCACATTCAAGAAAGCGGTAACAGCCGTAAAAGAAGTTGATTCTGCAATGACAGAATTGCGGAAGGTTACAGATCTTACGGCAACCGCGTATGAGAAATTCTATGACAATGCAACCAAGATGGCGACAAACGCAGGCGCTAAGTTATCAGACACCATAAACGCCGTGGCAGACTTCAGCCGTCTTGGATATGACATATCACAAGCAACCGAACTCGCAGAAGCAAGCCTCGTTTATATGAACATAGGCGATGGGCTTGCGAGTATTGACGAAGCGACGGCCTCGCTGATTTCAACAATGAAAGCGTTTGGCGACGAAACATATAGCGCGATGGAAATCATCGATATGTTTAATGAGGTTGGAAACCGCTTCGCGATTAGTTCTGCGGGCATCGGAGAGGCGTTGCAGCGTTCGGCTGCTGCGCTTTCAACCGCCGGCAACTCACTCGAAGAATCAATTGGCTTGATTGTTGCCGCAAATGACGTTATACAGAACCCCGAGGTTGTCGGAACCGCCCTGAAAACATTGAGCATGTATTACCGCAGCGCAAAAACGGAGGCCGAAGAGGCCGGCATTGCGACTGACGGCATGGCTGAATCAACGGCAAAACTCAGGCAGGAGCTCCTTGCTCTGACCGGGAATCAGCTTGATATTCAGCTGAATGACCATGAATTCAAATCCACATATCAGGTACTGAAGGAGCTTTCCAAAATCTGGGAGGATATTGGGGAGCAGTCTGAGATCAATCAGGCGCGCATCCTCGAAATGCTTGGCGGAAAGCGTAACGCAAACGTACTTGCGTCCATTATCAAGAACTTTGGAGACGCCGAGAAAGCTGCTGCGACAGCCGCAGATTCAACCGGTTCCGCATGGAGAGAGAATGAAAAGTACCTCGACAGCATAGAAGGTAAAACGAAGCAACTCCAGGCATCTTTCGAAACCATGGCGAACTCCATTATCAACAGCGGACTTGTGAAGACATTCATCGATATTGCAAAGGCAATAGCCGACGCCGTTACGTGGATTTCCAAGATGGGCCTTATGATTCCGACACTGACAACAATTGTTGGTATTGTCAAATCCATTCAGACAACGCTGACGGCCACAAAGGCCACGAACACAATTCTTGATATTCTCGGTAGCGCGAAAGGAGACACTGCGTCCAAGATTAACTCTATCAAAGAAGTTATCTCTGGCCTCGGTGTTTTTGCAAAGAAGCTCGCCGGAGCATCAATTAAAAGCAAGATTGGCGACATTGGCATCGGTGAAGATCTCGCAAATGAAATGGATGGTGTCATTAAAGGGATGGAAAACGCATCCCTTAAGACATTTTCGTTTACCGGCGCTCTTAATAAGTTGAAGTCAATTGCAACCGGAGCAGGAAACGTACTCAAGTCATTCGCGTCCACATCGATCGGCAAGTTTACTATTGGCATTTCTGCGGGTATAGCAATCTACAAGATTGCCATGAACGCGTGGAATAACTATATCAACAGCCTGATCGAAGGCGCAAATAAGATATACGACACGCACGCAGAGGTATCGAAAGCGGCCACATCAAACAAAAAGTCGCTCGAGGATATGGCCGAGGAGTTCAATACGCTCAAAGAAGGCGTGAACAGATACGGCGAAAACATCAGCCTTACCGATGATGAGTATGAGAGGTATTTAAGCCTTTGTTCGCAGATTATCGAAATTGTTCCGGAGATGAAATCTGCATACAATGAAAAAGGGTCAAGCCTCAAAACAGGATATGTTGACATACTCGATGTAGCGATACAAAAGCAGCAGGAGCTTCTTGATAATGACAGGCAAATAACGGCGACGGGTTCATCCAAAGTCCTTGAGGGTTACAAGGCGGATGTTGAAAAAGAAGCCGAGAGTCTCGACGACTCTGTGTATAAGATCATATTCCA